AGGAAGCCATCGACACGGATGCCGTCAGCTTTCCATGCGAAGTTCACAGGATTGAGGGCAAGCACACGAGCGGATGCGCCGACCATTGGCTGCACATCTTCCTTCAGACGATAGTCGGATGAGGTGTTATATGAGGTAGCTGACGCAGTTACGGATACACTACCTACCAAGCTGCCAGCATAATACCACTGTGCCACATTGCCTGTGCCGCTGTGACGCCCCACATTGAGGCCGCAGTCGTTGGCGACTAGGGTGGCAATGCGCCCAGTATATTGGAGAGCTGTCCCGCTGCCTGAGCTATTGTTGGCTGGGAATGAGTCTGGAGGGCTAGCCACCAACAGGTTCCCCGACGTGTCGATACGCATACGCTCCGCATAGGTTGATGACCCTGTGCGAGTTAAAAATGTTAAGTGGTTGCCAAAGTTGGTGGACGTTGACACGTTGGAAATAGTCCACTGACCAACAGTGGAGTTAGCATTCTCAGCATGAAGGGCAATGGAGGCATATGAACCTGTAGTGGGGCTTTGGTTCCGAACGACAATTCGTGCAGTGTTTGTTGTGTTGCCAGTCGAGCTGTATACTTCGGCATCAGTAGCCTCCACCCAGAGCTTTGTGGCTGGGGCATCATCGCCGATCCCTACGTTGCCATCTTGTAGGACGGTAATTTTGGTAGACGCTGCGTCAAACGCATCGTTGTTTGTTTGAAACGTAAGCGCGCCGTCATTTAAACGGATTTGATAGTTTTCGTCAGCGGTGCCGTCAGTCTCATAAAAACGTAGTGTTGGCGTTGTGCTAACAAGTCTAGCTACTCCGTTTACTTGCAGGGTATCTGATGGCGAACTCGTCCCAATTCCCAACGCCTCAGCACTCGCATCCCAGAAGAACTTGGCAGTCGTGCCTGTGTCCTCGTAGAAGCTGATGTCGCCTCCGTTAGATGCCTTGAAGACGTTTATGCTGTTCCCTTGAATGATATAATTTCGACCAGCATTTGTGGTATCAAAATCAAGAGTAACATTACCGTTTGTGTTAGAAAGCGTTGCAGGGTTTGAGCCGTTGTCTAGTGTTAGTAGTGACCCATTCCCATCCACAGTCAGCCCATCAGCAGTGACAGTGCCAACCACATCAAGAGCAGATGCAGGGCTGGATGTCCCAATACCTACGTTCCGAGACGAGTCGATACGCATGGCCTCGACGTTATCAACGTCAAAGCGGATTGCGCTAGACGCCGTTGTGTCTCCTTGGTCGGCTTCAAAAATTAGCGAACCTGTATTATGCCGGATGCGAGAGTATCCGCTGTCATCGCTGTCTGTTAGGATGAGGGTTGGGTTCGCGTTAAATATGTTTACGCCGCCGTTGAACTGCTGCGCGTCCAGTACGTTATACGCGTAAGACGTAGTGCCGCCGCCCGTGAACCGGATGATGGCGGAATAACCGGACAGAAGGTTGTAGTCCCGCCCCGCATCATACGTGCCTTGGAACAACAGGAGCGTAGAGTCCGTGTTATTCTCAATGAAAATGACCTTCTCCGCATCGTTCGGAGTCAGGCGGACATAGGTGTCTGCACCCGGGGAACCCGTGAACGACACGACACGGTTACGGCCGTTCGATGTCGAGCCATCCGTAATCTCAAGGTCATTTGGGGAGCCAGACGTCCCGGCGGAAGACAACGTAACGGACACCTGACCATCAAGAGATGTATCAAACAAATCGAAGTTGGTGTTCGTCGTATCACCCCAGGTGCCGGACTGTTCACCCGTTGCGATCTTTTCGATCCCGTTATTCGTAGTGTATGTACTCGGCATGATCTCGTCCTATGCTGCGTCCTTGGTGCTCCAACCTGCGCTTTGCGATGGAGTATCCTCCACCCACGATGGCGATTGGGATGCGGTTGATGTCGCCCAACTTGGGCTCTGCGCCGGAGTCTCGGGAGACCACCCAGGCGATTGAGAAGGTTGGTCCGGAGTATAACTTGGATTTTGATTTGGAACAATAGTTCCCCAAACCAACGGAGTGCCGGTCTCTCCCGTGGCAGAAACACCGGTCGGGTAGACAAAGGCATCCGCGGTGGACGCCACTTCCCCAACAGACCCTGTAGCAGAAAGGCCTGTCACATTGACCGTAATGCTGAGAAGGATCGTGACAGAGCCAACCGACCCAGTCGCTTCCAACCCTGTAACTGGGATATTTGCGATACCTGTAGCATCAGCAGTCCCAACAAGGCCGTCAGCCTCAAGCCCTTCCGGGGAAACGTCCGCGTTCGCCTGGACCGTAACAGAGCCAACCGACCCAGTCGCTTCCAACCCCGTTGTGGGTACGTTAGCGTCTGCGGTAACTGCCGCGGAACCGACGTTGCCAGTGGCAGAGATACCAACAGGAGCGACGTTCGCTTTGGCAACTACGGTAACAGAACCAACCGATCCTGTCGCCTCTAGGCCGGAAACCGGCGCATTTGCGTCGGCCTCAACCGTAACAGAACCAACTGCAGCAGAGCCTGCCACCCCTGTTGGGTAAACGAACGCAACACCGGTGACTACAACTGAGCCAACCCCGCCGGCAGCAGAAAGGCCGTCAGGGGAGACGTTTGCTTCGGCAACTACCGTTACCGTGCCAACACTAGCTGTAGCAGATAGCCCCGTGGTTGGGACATTTGCTTCGGCAATAACGGAAACAGAGCCAACATTGCCTGTGGCTTTAGGGAGGTCCGTCTGACCCCAGGGCATCTCGCCCCAACCAAAGCGGGACCATCCGCCGATTGGGACGATTATATCAGCCATTACGCAATCCGGATGATAGCGTTACTCGCATCCGCAGCGGGGAATACAATCGTGAAGTCCCCAGCCGTAGAGGTCTTGTCACCACCAAAGTCCAACACAACAACCGAGTCGGTGGTGCCTGTGCCGCCGCCAGTTGTGGTGTTGTAGATCAGCGCGCCGCGAGCCGTAATGGTCGCAGTTGAGAACGTCAGGTCATCGAAATCCGTCAACGCAGTCGTGCCAGAAGTCGTCGGGGTGACGTTGGTTAGAGTGCCGCCGCCAGCGGAGTAACCAGTGCCGCTAACCTCGTTGGTTGCAGTGTAGTCAGTGGTCGCAGCCGTAAACGATGCGCTGTTGTCGTATAGAGCCAGCTTGAACGTGTGGCCCGTAGACGCGGTGAAGTCGTGCTGAGCCTGGAGCAGACCCTGCTTAAACGACGTACACATAAAGTTGCCAGTAAAGGCCATGTCACAGTCTCCTTATCAACTCAGCAAGCTCTGGATGGCCTGCGTCTGTGAGTGCATTATATACCGTAGTTCTGTCACTTTTGATAGCCTCACGTAGGTAGAACGACACCAACCGCGTGATGTCTCTCCTAAATGCGTGAGCCTGCGCTTGAATGGCAGGGTGGGCCCCATCAGAAACAGCAATGATCTTTCCCGCACACCGTTCTGCAATCTCTTCTGGCGTAAAGCCACGGTTATGAGTGGTGTGTACCTCTACCGAAAAACTATCGGGAGTCGCCATTTTTAGCTTTGGTGTCACGACTTAGCCCTTATGATCTTGCCGCTGACATATTCGTCAGTCACCTCTTGGGCTTCCCCAAAGTTCTTCAGGCGGCCCATCGCCTCTTGGAAGCGAGCTTGATACATAGCCATAACATCTTGCTCACCCTTCATGTAGGTGTAGCATTCAATTAGAGCTCCGTACAGCAGCGCGATTTCCGCATCCGTGCTTAGCCAGGTGGTGCCGGAACCCGCGCCCGCCGTCAAACTTGCCGGACGGTAGAAGTAGTGCAGGTCGACAACGTAGCTCGCGTTAGGCGTCGGCCCAAGAATGAAGTTGTCTACATCAAACAGGGCGTAGTACCGAGGCTCTCCCGTTGTAGTCGCGTCTGGGGTGTACGTCTGAATGAAGTCCAGATCCTTGTACAACAGAAACTTGGCATCCGAGCTCCCGTCGGTAAACGAAAGAGACATCGGAGCAAGAAAGTCTGTTGGGCAGGCCAGATACTGATTCCCGTTCGTCATCGTACCTGCCACGTTCTTCTGGAATAGCGTCAGCTGGACGCTCTTGAGGATGCGTTCCTCGGCAAGGCGGATGAACAAAGGAAGATTGTTGACGAAACTCGTCTCGTTGTTCTCGCAGTAGTCCTGAAGCGCCTGCTTTAGTTGGTCATATGTAAACGCCATTCACTTCTCCTACGGGGTATCTACTGTGACAGCACCAACCGAACCAATCATCCGTGGACGGGTTAGGTTTGGGTACTCTACAGTTGGAACGCCTACATACACCTGCAGTGCTTCTGCCTGATCCGGGCGGGGGTTGCGCAACGCCTGCGGATCCGGGCCCACTTTGATGGGATACAACTGCGGGTGCTTGGGGTCAAACTCATCCGGCCCGACCAACGCACCCGTCCACTCTTTCTTCATGTCACGAAGACGGTAGCGGCGGCCAGACCGGTCAGAAATACCCCAGGCTTTATTCCCGCTTGCGTATGCCATTAGAACCTCAAGTAACGCGCACTCGGCTGCAGCTTCAACGAAACACGGTCCTCATCCTCGTTTGCCGCACGCTGGAACTCTTCGTCATACACCGCCTTCAGCATGCCCATCCGTTCGGGAGCCCGCTTCATTGCGATGTAGTAGGCCAGACCCGCAACCATACACGGATAGAACCGGAACGGCATATCCGTCGTGTTCACCAGTGTATCCGCATCTTCGATGCGCCGCACATAGTAGTATATGATCTGGTCGGTAGAGTTCTCCGGCACCGGCCACAGGTTAATCACCGGGGAAATCTTACGGTCAAAGTAGAACTGGCTGGGCCGACCCTGTGTGGTCTTGTTGGGCAGCGTCAGATAGTCCCCACGCCCAAGACGGTCTATCTCGTAATCCGTGTTATCACGGCGCAAAACCATCTCCAGGATGTCAACCACATCAGCGCCTAGGGCCTCCTGGGCCTGACCTAACGTCAGCGTGATCGTTGCCTGGTTTACCGTCCACAGGTTCAAGCCACGATTCGCCCATTCAGCAAACATCAGGTTCAAAGACCGACGCGCTGTCGTGGCATCATAGCCCGTGCGAACCTGCAGCCCGCACCGCTCGAATGCTTCTTCAATGATCTCGCCTACGTCGAGATTGAAGTCTCTTGAACCCGAAGTTGCCATTAGTAAACCCGACCACCCTTACGATAGCCACCGCCTGACATCTGGGAACGAGTGATGCCCATCGCGTTGTCCATCTCGTCGTCGCCCATGCCGTCGACAACAGCCCGCGGCTTCATCCGCTGTGTCAGGTCTTTGACAGCCGCAAGGCCTTGGGCAATTTCGGGCATAGCCTCGGCAATACCGCCATCAGCCATCTTGGCTTTACCGCCACACTTGTAACCCTTCTTCATGGTGCCTTCCTCTCGTTGGTGTTTAATCCTACCACCGTTTGCTTTGCTTTGGGAGGCCTTTAACGCGGCCTCGGTCGGCGCACCGGCGTCCCCCTTGCTTCGCATACGCTCGCCGCTTCCAGCGGCAATCCGCTTACGCTTAGCGTGAATATTGTCCCACAGTCCTCGGTTCTTGCCCATCGGAGCCTCCGTAATTTGCTTGCTCATGTTTCCACGCGACATAGCCATTGTCTTTATCCCCAGATGATAGTGGCAAGGAAACCAATAATGGCGACCAAGATAACGGCCAGTTGAATAAAGAACGCAACCATGCCTTTGAAGATCATAGACGACATTTCTTTGACCGACGACTTCATCTCTGCCATGTCAGCTTCAACATGGGCAAGGTGGTTGTTTTCCAGCCGATCTAAGATCGCCTCTATACGAACCAGTCGTTTGTCGATGTCATGCACTTCGTCTTCGATCTTCGCCATTTTAGCAGTTCCATGCACGTAGAGATTTGTTGATCCGGCTGTTCGGATCACGCTTGGTCTTTTCACTGGTCAGCTTCTTCTTCATGCCTTCCATGCGAGCGCAGAAGCTCTTGCGCCGGCCCTTGTCCGCCTTGGTCTTGGGGTTTGGAGCCGGGGGTTTGAGGTTCATTCCCTGCTTTTTAGCCGAAGCTCGGCCTTTAGCGTTGAGGCCGCCCTTCGGGTCCTTACCTTCCTTACGCTGCCATGCGGGAGATTTAGCCATTAGAGCGGTCCTCCGTTCTTGATGAGGATCATGTCAAACGCCGCAGTAACACGAGCGTTGTTAGATCGTAGCGAGGCACGAATATCCACGTCCGATTTCTCCGGGAGAGCAAACGGAACATGAAAAGCATAAAAGTACTCAGCGGAAGCAACTTCGAAGGTGTGGGCGATACGGAAAGCAGACTGCCCACCATAACGAACAAAGAAATCTCCGGTTGCATCTGCGCCAGCCTGGACGCTCATGACACCCTGTGTTAGAAAGGCGGTGTATCCAGCGGGGACGGTATATACGCCCATCAGGGTTTGACCCTTCTCTGCTGTAATGCGGGCTACCGTTGTTCCGCCTTTCTTGATGTCGATGTCACCGACATTCGTGGCCGATCCGTTATACATGTACGATCTATACACGCGTATATACGTCTTCGTGGTCGGGTTGCCGGTGGCGTTGGTGAGCGTCACGTTCTCTGACTGCTCTTTGTAATTAGCATCTAAGCCGATGATCGTAATGATCTTTCCGGCATCGCTAACGGAAGCGCGGTCAACTGTCAGAGTTCCAGCGGTGGCAAAAGCGGACCACGGGTACAGGGTGTCACTGATGTCCCAAACGGACCCTGTCGTGTTAACCGACATAGAAGGCACCGCGCCAAACTTATGAAACGCAGAATGGCCCGGGATTTGGCCCCGGGCCACCTGAAGCTCAAATGGCTCCGAGGTGCCGACCTGTGATATGGACCGGATCTCGTAAGCCATCGTCGTCTCCTTACGAGTAGAAGACGGTCAGTGCCGTAACGTTGGTCGCCGCCGAGACATAAGGGTCCGACGTAGACAAAACACCATCCGACGGGATGTTCACCGAGTGCGTCGCACTTGCGGTGAAATCCAAATCAAGAATAGTTGCACCGCCGTCTCCGTCGGTAAAGGTCAAGCGACCTGCGCCAGCCCCTACCGTGGCCTGAACCTGGCGAATACGCGCACGTCCAATGCCAACAGCTCCAGTGCCGGTAAGTCGTTTGGCTTTTACGTCGGAACTAGCCATTATTTTGGTTCCTTCTTCGCCGCGGGCTTTTTAGTGGCGGGAGCGGCTTTCTTCACCGCTCCCTTGTTCAGGATTTTGCTCTTCAGCTTACCCATGACTCAACCCCTTACGAAACGGTGGCCGAGAACGGGGTCGCCTCAGTGCCAGTTGCTGCGCCAACGATGCGAACAATCCACAGGTTCGTGGCAACGTCCTGAAGTTCAACCGTGGCACCCTT